ACGGTCTGTTGGCGTAAATCCTAAGAGCGAAAGGTTAGCGACTAACTGTCGGTCAAGATCGCGCAAGGCTTTACGTTCATCTGTTCGATTATTCTGCATCTCCGCGAAATTCCCGATTTTCAAAAATGGCGGATTTGCGCGGTTTTTGCGTAGACTAAAGCCATGACTGAACTGCGCATCGAAACCGTAAACATAAACAGCTTGACCCCTGATCCTGCCAACGCTCGAAAGCATGACGGCAAGAATCTAAACGCAATCGCTAGCTCACTAGAAAAGTTTGGGCAACGTAAGCCAATAGTCGTAACGCCTGACTCAATCGTGGTAGCCGGCAACGGCACTCTTGAAGCTGCAAAGTCTTTAGGCTGGACAGAGATTGCTATTGCTCGCACTCCAGTCGGCTGGACTTGGGATCAGATCAAAGCATTTGCTTTAGCTGACAACCGCACTGCTGAACTTGCGGAATGGGATGACAAGGTTTTAGCAGACCAACTTTTAGAACTTGATGCCAACGGCTGGGATCTCAAAGACATTGGATTTGAAACTCTAGAACCTCCAGCATTGGTTGAAATTCTAGAAGAAGATCAAATCCCTAGTCTGCCTACAAATGCAACAGCTAAAATGGGTGAGATTTGGCAACTTGGTAGACACCGAATTATGTGTGGCGATAGCACAAACAAAGCTCACGTAGAAAAACTCATGGACTCGCAACTTGCAGACTTAGTAGTTACTGATCCGCCTTACAACGTAGCGATTGAAAACAGCCAAGGCATGAAGATTGAAAACGATGACATGAGCAATCAGGAGTTTAAAAACTTTCTTACTATGTGCTTTAAGAACCTCGAACTATCCTTAAAACCCGGCGGAGCCTTTTATGTTTGGTACGCCTCACGGGAGCATATCAACTTTGAGAGTTCGCTTATTGATGCTGGCTTTAAAGTCAGGCAACAACTTATCTGGAACAAAAACACTTTTATTCTGGGCAGACAAGACTATCACTGGAAGCATGAACCATGCCTTTACGGTTGGAAAGATGGAGCAGCTCATTACTTTATGGATGATCGAACACAGTCCACTATGTTGGAAAACAAGAAATCAAACGTTAACTCTATGAGCAAAGAAGAAATGCAAGAACTTATCAAAGAACTTTTAAGCGACAAGATAAGCACAACAGTCTTGAACGAAGATAAGCCAAGCGTCAATGATCTTCATCCAACTATGAAACCTATTAAATTAATTGGCAGACTTATTAAAAACAGCAGCAAGCAAAATGATGTTGTCTTAGATTTATTTGGTGGTTCAGGTAGCACACTTATTGCATCGGAACAAATTGGCCGTAACTGTTTTATGATGGAATACGATCCCAAATATGTTGATGTGATTATCAAGCGTTGGGAAAACCTAACAGGTCTTGAAGCAAAACTAATTGAGGATTAATCATGGCTCCAAGAGGTAGACCACCAAAGCCAATAGAGCAGAAACGTCTTACTGGAAATCCCGGCAAGCGCACACTGCCAGACCAAAAAGAACTTGTGCTGTTGCCGTCTGCCTACGACATTCCAGAGCCTAGCCGTCAGCTACTTAGTGCCGGACAAGAACTTTGGGATCGGATTTGGGGAATGGGTCAGACTTGGTTAAGCCCTAGTACCGATGTTGATCTATTACTTATGACTTGCGAGTTACTAGATGAACGGCGTAACTTACGCATCCAAGTTATGCAGAATAATCGAACAGATGAACGTAAAGCCTTGCGCGATCTTGACCGCCAGTTAGTCGCTAACCTTTCGCTCTTAGGATTTACGCCAACAGACCGTTCACGTTTAGGCGTGGCAGAAGTTAAACGTCAATCAAAGCTAGAGGAACTGCGATCTCGTGCCAGCCAAAACTGAATCATGGCCACCGACTTGGCTCACACCTGTAAACAAAGCAGCCCTTAACAAATCGCGTGGCTGGGAAGTTTCAGACTTCATAGATACCTTTGCCATTCAAACAAAGGAAACGGTTGCTGGTTACGCAGGTGACAAGATGCAACTGCGCGACTGGCAAAAAGAACTAATGCAACATCTGTTTGCTATTGGTGCTGACGGGAAGTTTAGACACCGCACCGCGCTAATTGGCATGGCTCGTAAAAACGGCAAGTCTGCAATCGGTTCTGGCATTGGTCTTTGGTCTTTAATCATGGGGCCTAATGGTGGTGAAGTTTATTCCTGTGCAGCTGATAAAGAGCAGGCTCGTATTGTTTTTGGTGATGCTAAAAAAATGATTCAGGCTGAACCTGAACTTGAAGAACTATGCAACGTCTACCGGGATGCAATCGAAGTTCCTGCAACTGGTTCTGTGTACCGCGTTCTATCTAGCGAGTCATTTACTAAAGAGGGTCTATCACCCACAATGGTTATTTTTGATGAACTACACGCAGCACCTAACCGTGAACTTTTTGACGTTATGCAACTTGGTATGGGTGCAAGGCGTGAGCCTATGCTAATTGGCGTTACAACTGCTGGGGTAAGAGCAGACTCATCTGGTCAGGATTCCATTGCATACAGCCTTTATCAGTACGGGCAAAAGGTAGCGCGTAAAGAAATAGATGATCCAACCTTTTTTATGGCTTGGTGGGAAGCGCAAGCAGAAGCAGACCACCACTTAGAGCAGACTTGGAAAGATGCCAACCCTGCCTTTGGTGACCTGAACGATCCCAAAGACTTTGCAGCAATGGTCAAGAGAACACCAGAAGCAGAGTTTAGAACCAAGAGATGTAACCAATGGGTAAGCAGCCAGACAGCTTGGCTTCCTAACGGCTCATGGGAATCTTTAGAAATTCAGCGAGAGATAAGCCCAGACACACCAGTTGTCTTAGGCTTTGACGGTTCGTTCTCAGGTGATGCTTCTGTAATCATTGGCGTAACGTGCGAGGAACAGCCATACGTCTTTATGGTCAAGGCTTGGGAAAAGCAACCAGAAGATGACGATGAATGGCGCGTAGACATTCTAGAAGTTGAAAACACAATCATTGAGTTTTGCTCTACTCATAATGTGAAAGAGATAGCCTGTGACCCTTTTAGGTGGCAACGAACAATGCAGGTGCTAGATGAAGCAGGATTTCCAATCGTTGAGTGGCCGTCTACTTCCCCGGCTCGTATGGTTCCTGCCTGTGCCAAGTTCTACGATGCAGTGGTATCTAACAAGCTAACTCATGACGGAAACCCATTACTTACAAGACACCTATCAAATGCGGTGGTTAAGACTGACAGACTTGGCCCAAGAATCGTGAAAGAACACAGAGGTTCACCGCGAAAGATAGACGCTGCCGTTGCTAGTATCATAGGATTTGATAGGGCAACTGTTTCAAGAGAAGAACCCGTTGTGCCACAGTTCTTTAGCTTCTAGGAGTTTGCGTGATCCCCTCAATCCTGCAAGTGGTTGGTCTAGCAACAATCTCGATAGGTCTAGGTTTGTTCATCCTGCCATTAGGAATAGTCGCAGCTGGCGTAAGTATTTTGCTTGTCGGTATCGCATTTGAGAAAGGCAAGTAATGCTTGGTAATTTGACCGGCGGTAATAGAGAAGAACGCGCCATTAGTTTCCAGTCAATCTGGGGTTCTGGCGATTCGTTTGCTTTCACGACAGAAGCAGGCACAAACATTGACCAGACACAGGCGATGAAGATAAATGCTTTCTATGCTTGTGTACTTTTAATTTCTGACACGATCTCAACGCTTCCAGTTGATTGTTTTATTCGCCGTGATGGTGACCGCGTACCTTTCCGCCCACAACCTAGTTGGGTTCAGCGACCAGACGTAGACCTTTTGCGTTCTGAGCATTATCAGCAAGTACTTATTTCACTATTGCTAGACGGTAACGCTTTCGTTCGTGTATTCCGTGATGGTCGTGGCGATGTTGTAAACCTAGTCTGCATTGCGCCTAATCGCGTTCAAGTAGTGCGCAACATTCGCACTCGTGAAATTGAATACATTATTGACGATAATCAAGATGTTCCAGTTAGCAAGCGCGACATGCTTCAGATTACTGAAATGCGCAAGGCTGGCGAGCTACGCGGTATGTCCCGTGTTACAGAGATGAAAGACAACTTAGGTCTATCAAGTGCATTGCAGTCTTTTGCTTCACGTTTCTTTGGTCAGGGTGCAACTACTCAGGGCATCATTGAAACTCCACAAGACCTAAAGAGCGATCAAGCCAAGCAACTGGTTGATAGCTTTAGCAACCGTCACGATGGCTACCGCAAGGCACACAAGACTGGTCTGCTTACAGGTGGCGCAAAGTTTGTAAAGACTGGCATTAACCCTGACGAAGCGCAGATGCTAGACAGTCGCAAACTCGCTATTGAGGAAGTAGCTCGTATCTTCCGCGTACCACCACACATGATTGGCGTAACTACACCGGGTGCAATGTCTTACGCATCAGTTGAACAGAACAACATCAACTTTGTGACTCATACCTTGCGCCCTTATGTCGCTAAGATTGAAGATGCTTACAGCGCACTGCTACCAGATAGTGCGTTTATTCGTTTCAATGTAGACGGTTTACTTCGTGGTGACTTTGCTACAAGAATGAATGGCTACTCCATCGGTTCACAGGCAGGATTCCTTTCAGTCAATGACATCAGAAGATTTGAAGATCTCAGACCTGTTGATGGTGGTGACGTTTATCGCGTTCCTTTGGCTAACGTGGATTTGGGTGCTGCTTCACTCGTTGAAACCGACAAGCGTGTCACGATGGCTCAGAAACTTATCTATTCTGGGTTCGATCCTGCTAGCGTTCTATCTGCTCTAAATCTTCCTGCCATAGTTCATACAGGAGTACCATCCACACAGTTGCAACCGATTTCCCAAATTGACCCAGAAAACCCTGAGTCTGTTTATGACGTACAACGTACACACGATGTAAATGTTCAGATTCCTGAAACAGTTGTAAACGTACCGCCAGCCGTTATTAACGTTGCACCGCCTAACATTACTGTTGAAGCACCACAACAACGCGCAGTAATTCGCACCGTTGAGCGTGATGACGATGGCAAGATTGTTACTGTTACTGAAAGAGTTGAGGGCTAATGGCTACTGGAATGAGCGCACACCTAGCAAATAGCTTGCTAAATGCTTTAGGCAATAACACTGCTTTTGCTGTGACTAGCGTTTATGTGCAACTACACATAGGCGATCCCGGTGTTGATGGCACTGCCAATACTGCTACTGAAACAACTCGCAAGGCTGTTTCATTCGCTGGCGCATCTGCTGGGTCTATTGCTTCTGATGCTGACGTAACTTGGACAAACATTAGCGGTTCACAAGATGCAACATTCTTCACCGCTTGGGATGGTTTGACTGGTGGCAGTTTCTTATTCTCTGGAACGATCACAGGTAACCCATACACCGCAGGGGATACTTACACAATCTCGTCAGGTTCATTTACAACTTCGCTGACATTAGTGAGCTAAGACATGAGTTCATCTGAACTCAATGACTTTGAATTAAACCTTGACCGTTTAGCGCGACTTGCGCAGATGGTTTTAAGCCAACGCGCTTTAGATTCAACTGTTGTAGGTGGCAAGTCTGCCTATTCAGCAAATGACTTAGTTTATGACTCAGCCGTGTCTACTTATGACGGCACACTGACTCAATTAGCCAGAAGTTCTGTAAGCCTTAATGGTCTAAGCGCAAGCATTGCATCTACGCCAGTAGTCGTAGTTTCTGCATCAGGTGCTTTAGGTGGATTGACCAGTTCAAGCATTTCAGCAGTAAGCCACACGGCTTCATCCACTGCATCACTTGGGTCTATGAATTCCACAGCTACAACTATTCCACAGGTCTTGCCTGTTTTAGATGCTCCGCTTGGTGATCTTGCTAACTCTGTGACTGCAACCGTTACCCACATTGCAACGGCAGCATCTGAGCTAGGCGTACTAACTTCAACTGCAAATACTCTGCCAATAGTAAAACCCGTATTTATGGGTTCTCTTGGAACGCTAGAAGCAACCGCTACCGCAACTGTTATACCGCCAACACCACCAGAACCAGTTGCACCGGGCTACGGATCAAATCGCCCTTACCCTGCACCACCGCTACGCCAGCCAAAGGTTGAGCCTGCATCACAGCCACCAACGCCAGTAATTATAGAAACACCACCAGCACGACCTGTAAGAATGCCTGCAACGATTACGGCAACAACATCAGCACTAAGCCCAGCATTCTCGATTAGCGTTCAAGCGCAAGTAGAATGGTCAATACTAGAAGATGAAGCAGAACTGCTTCTACTGCTTTAAGGATTCGCGTGGCAATTTCAACAAATCACACAGCAGTCTTAACTGTGCCAGCACAGATAGACGGTAGTTCACCTAATCCGTCAAGAATTAGAATCTTCAACGCTTCAAATGATAAAACTGTTTACATTGGCAACGGCGATGTAACAATTAGCAACGGATTTGGTTTAACTAAACTAGAACAAATGGAAATAGTTCTTAATCCCGGCGAAGCCCTTTACTGTGTGGCTGAATCGGCAGGGGCAACTATTCACTGGATAAGGCAGACACTTTACTAATGCCATACTTTATTTCAAACAAGGCGCAGGGTTGCTCAGGCTGGGCAACTACTAAAGACGATGGCGAAGTTATTGGATGCCATACAACAAAGCAAGCTGCCATAGATCAGATGGTTGCTGTTTCACTAGCTGAGGACATGGAACCGGGTGGGGAACGCATTGACTCCGGGCCACTAGCTGTAATCGTGGACATTGACGATACCTTGATTCGAGATGGTCAGTTAATCCAAAAGACCTACAACTACCTAGATGACATGGAAGATACAGAAATCTTTATTGTCACTGGTCGCAACGATTCCACTAGAGATGAAACGGTTGCAGAACTCGATGCTCTAGGCGTGGACTATGACCGTCTGTTTATGAATCCGGGTAGCACAGCCGATACGCCAGCATTTAAGAAAGCAACTGCTGAACGGCTTTTGCAGGAATACAACGTGATCATTGCTATTGACAATAACCCAGCCAATCGCGCTGTTTACCGTGAACTAGGTATTACTGCCCTAGATGTTTCTGATGTTCCAGATGTTCCCTCTGATGAAGATAACCCAGATGAAGAACGTGCTGTTAATCAAGATGCACCTGCATACATGCGAGCTGCTGCAAGGCGTGGACTTGAATACAACGCTGAGGGTCTTGGTGGTGATGGCTTGGTAGAGCGCACTATTCGTGAAGCCCGGTTGATGGCAGATGGTCAGGTTTCAGATGATAAGTGGATTCGCACTGCTGCTTGGATTGCTCGTCATTTAGGCGATCTAGATTCACCAGATGCAAACCCTGACTCTGACAACTACCCAAGCGCAGGAGTTGTAGCGCATTTACTTTGGGGAAGTGGCCCGACCAAGCGACAAGCACAACGCGCTTTAGATTATGCACAAGGTGTTGTGGAACGTATCCGCGCTGAGGAACGTACCGCTAACGATTTACAAAATGAGAAATGGCGAAGTATCGCGCTAAACTTAAACAAGGATGAAAGGCAGTCAATGACCACCAATGTAGAACGCCGTGTTAATACCGTTGAATTTGATGTTCGTAATGGGGAAGCATCTAGCGATGGCATGAGTTTCACTGGCTATGCAGCCGTGTTTAACAGCCCGTCAGAGCCACTACCGTTCACAGAAGTAATCCGTGAGGGTGCGTTCAAGCGTTCCTTAAAGTCACGCAATGAGATCAAGCTATTTATGAACCACAACACAGACGTTGTTCTAGGCTCAACACGCGCTGGAACTCTTAAACTAACTGAGGATTCACGCGGTCTACTTGCTCAGGCTGAACTGCCAGACACTAGCGCAGGGCGCGATCTATCGGTTCTTATGAAGCGTGGCGATGTTTCTTCTATGTCATTCGGCTTTAGCGTTCCACCAAAGGGTGATGCTTGGTCAAGCGATGGCGCAACTCGTGAACTGCATCAGGTTCGTTTGCACGAAGTTTCTATCGTTACTGGATTCCCAGCCTATGAAGCATTCAGGTTTTGCAAAACAACAGACCAGACGAAAGAAAAGCCCTGCGCGATCTAGACCGTCAGTTAGTTGCTAACTTGTCGCTTCTAGGATTCACCCCAACAGATCGCTCACGGCTAGGTGTGGCTGAGGTTAAACGTCAGTCAAAGCTAGAGGAGCTGAAATCTCGTGCCAACTCAAATTGAATCTTGGCCACCAACTTGGCTCACTCCTGTAAACAAAGCTGCTCTTAACAAATCTCGTGGCTGGCAAGTATCAGAGTTCATAGACACCTTTGCTATTCAGACTAAAGAAACTGTTGCAGGTTACTCAGGTGACAAGATGCAACTGCGACAATGGCAACACGAACTGATGCGCCATATGTTCGCAGTCGGTGCAGATGGAAAGTTTAGACACCGCACCGCACTTGTTTCAATGGCTAGAAAGAATGGCAAATCTGCAATAGGTTCTGGCATTGGTCTTTGGTCTTTGATTATGGGGCCTAACGGTGGTGAGGTTTATTCCTGTGCTGCCGATAAAGAGCAAGCAAGAATTGTTTTTGCTGATGCTAAAAAGATGATTGAAGCAGAACCTGAACTGGCAGAACTTTGTAAGGTTTATCGAGATGCTATTGAAGTGCCTGAAACTGGTTCTGTGTATCGTGTTCTTTCTAGTGAAGCCTTTACTAAGGAAGGCTTAAGCCCAACAATGGTCATCTTTGACGAGCTACACGCACAGCCGAACCGCGAGCTTTATGATGTTATGTCGCTTTCGATGGGTGCGCGTAAAGAGCCAATGCTCGTTGCCATTACAACGGCTGGCGTAACCACAGATTCAACTGGCAAGGATTCGCTCGCCTACTCGATGTTCAATCGAAGCAAGCAGATTATCTCCGGTGAGATTTCTGATCCATCTTTCTTTTTCGCCTGGTGGGGTGGCGATGATAAAGATGATTACACCAGTGAGAGCGTTTGGGAAAAATGCAACCCTGGTTACAATGACATTACCTCACTTGAGGATATGCGCTCATCCTTTGCTTCAACACCCGAGGCTGAGTTCAAGACTAAGCGCCTCAACATTTGGACTTCCACCGCAACTGCTTGGCTACCAAGTGGTGCGTGGGATGCGCTCGAACTTAAAAACCGAGCGCCGATTGATGGTGAGGATTGCATCCTTGCTTTTGACGGGGCATTTTCCAATGACTCAACCGCTTTGGTGGCGTGGCTCCTAGGAGAAGAGAAGCCACACCTTCAAGTGGTTGGTCTTTGGGAACGCCCTGAAGATGTGCAAGATTGGCACGTTCCTATCGCAGAGGTTGAGCAGACCATTATCAACGCCTATCGCGATTCCCGCTTTAGCGTGAAAGAGGTTGTCTTTGACCCTGCACGATGGCAGCGAACCTTTATGGTGCTTGATGAAGCAGGGCTACCTGTTGTCAGCTATCCGAACTCTGCGGAGAGAATGGTTCCTGCTACGCAGCAATTCTACGAAGCAGTCGTAAATCAATCATTCACGCACGATGGAGATGAACGCCTAGCGCGACACATCGCCAACTGCGTTACAAAGCAATCATCGCGTGGCGTGATGGTGGCTAAGGCTTCGAGCAAGCGTAAAGTGGATGCTGCCGTTGCTTCAATCTTCGGTTATGACCGAGCCACTCGACCACCTGAGCCTAAAGCGCCGGTGACTAGATTCTTTTCAATAGATATTTAAGGAGATGAGATGAAATTCAAACTGCCAAAGATTGATCCTTCAATTCTCACTGAAGTTGCGGGTGCAGTTCTTGTCACCTATGGAATTATGCAGTTCTCACTCCCAATTGCTTGCATCGTTCTTGGTTCGTTCCTCATTTGGATTACAGAGAAGGCTGAATAATGAGTTTATCTAAGCGTTTGCGCGGTTCAAATGAAAAGCGTGCAGCAGGTGATACTTGGGTTGGGCCACTCATCCCAGGCAGACCACCTATCTCCGATGTTTCAGGTGTCTATGTTGATCCCGATACAGCGATGCGTATCTCCACAGTTTTTGCTTGCGTAAAACTTCGCTCAGGCACATTCTCATCTTTGCCAGTGGGCGCTTACGTGCGCCGAGGTC